AGGTGGCCGAGGTACGACCTGTACAAATTAATCAGCCCCAACTGCACTCCCAGCTCGGAGCAATGGGTGTGGTGGGGCCGAAAACGAAAAAGCCCCGGCAAATGCCGAGGCTCGATATGGGTGGAGACGGAGACCCTGTCAGGTATCTGTCGTGGCGTTTCCCTCCAGTCCCCACGCTGACTGTTACCCCTGCACGTTCCCGCCGGGCTTTGATCATCTCCATAAAGCAAAAAGCCCGACTCCAGGGTCGGGCTTTGCTCGCGGAAAAACCGCAAAGTAACGAGAAATCTATATGCAGGGACCGGGGCTGTCAAGCGGCCTGACGGCGAATATCTAAAGCTCCGTCAATCCACGCAATACCCGCCTTCCAGAGACCGCGAGTCTTCTCTTCGCCAAAGCCCATTTTCTTGCCTACTTCCATCAGCGAACTGTCGCGTGTGGTGTAGTACTTCATCAGAACCTGGCCGCATTCCGGGTAGCGTTTGAGCAGTCGGCCCATCAAGCCGTCAATCATCAAGGCATCGTCATCGGTGATCATCGGCGACAGGATGGTGTTTTCGCGTGAGGCGCAGCACGACACACCAGAGCCCAGGACGACCCAGCGGCCCCAATGCTCCAGCAGATCCTCGGCGCTGTATTGCGCTTCAGCACCGGCGGGCTTGAAGCAGTTGAACTGCGCAATCTGCTGCTCGGCAGCCTGGAGCCGGATGCTCAGCTGCGTCACCAGCACCTCCAGCGGCAGAGACTCGCCGGTGTCGGCGGTGACCCAGCCCGAGGCGTTGCACTGCACGCAGGCCAGTTCATGGAATACGCCACTGATCACTGCCCGACCACGGCATGCCGGGCACTTGGCCAGGTCGAGCATGGCGGCGCGGAATGCTGGGCCGTGAGACTTCTTCATTTGGCCTCCAGCAGCTGCTTGTGCAGCGCGTAGATGTCGTCACCGTCCGAACAATGGGCGGTGTGCCTGACCAGGTGCCGGTCACCCGTCGACATCTTCACGTCGAGCACCTGCCAGCCGTTCGAACTGCGGATCACCACCGAACTGACATCGCCGGGATTCACGGCGAGGCCGGTGTGCCTTTCGATCAAAATCATCATTTTTAAACCTCGCCTTTTATGGTTTCTGGATTTGGCTAGAGGCCGCGCCGTTCAAGGCCTCGGTGTCATTGTGCGAATTTCCGTTTCTAGTCATGGTCGAGCGGTGAATCAGGTTGAAACCCTTCCCGTCTAACCAGTCGTGCCACTTCACCAACGCCTCGCGCTTGAGCAGTTCGGCCGAGGTGTGGATATAGGTCTGCACGTTGCGGGTCATCGTGTGGTTGACCAGCATCTCGCCGATGAGGAAGTCGACGCCCAGGTCAGTCCAACCGGTGCGGGCCACCTTGCGCAGGTCGTGGCTGGTCCACTCGCCCTTGCCCAGCCGCGTGAACACGGCGCAGGCCTGGCTATCACTGATCGGGCCACGGCCGCGTGCCGGGAACACGTAGGTGCCCTTGTAGCCCTTGGCCGACTGCAGCGCCCGATAGCGCTCCAGCAGCGCGCACACCTGGTGGGTCAGCGGCAGGTGGTGCTCGCAGCGGGTCTTGGTGTTCTCGGTGGGGATGAACCATTCGCCCTGCTCACCGAGGGTCAGGTGGGACCACTGGGCCTGCCTGGTTTCCCCGGAGCGAGTGCCGTGGCACAGCATCATCAAGGCCAGCATGCAGTCCTGCGGGTGCTGGTCGAAGCCGGCGGCCAGCTCGCCAATCACTTCCTCGAGCTGCACGGCACGCAGGCGCGACGGCTTTGGCTGGATACGCGCCTTGGTGAAGTCGGTGAACTTGAATCCGGCGATGGGGTTGGTGGTGATCAGGCGCAGCTTCTCGGCCTGGCGGAACGCGACCACCAGCACGCCCCACATCAATCTGACGTAGGACAGTGACATTTCGGCCTGCATCGGCCACATGACCAACTTGTCGAGCACGGACCGGTCAACCTCTTCCACCGACAGATCGGCGAGCCGTGGCTTCAGGTGGCAAGAGATGATTGAGGTGTTGGTAGACCTGCGCTTGGCCGACAAGCTGCGGTCAACGGACTGGCGAGCGGTGAACCAGTCCAGCAACTGGCCAACGGTCTGCAAGGTGCCGGCGGCGGCTGATGCCTTGGGGTCGGCGGCCAGGCGCTCGCGGATCCTCGGCAGTGCATTGATCAAGCCCTTCACCGGCAGCTGAGGAAACCCGGCGATTTTCTCCCACTTGCTGCCCAGCACCAGGTACCAGGTACCGCGATCACGGTTTTGGTGGAAACGGAAATACACGCCTGGGTACCGAGCGTCACGCAGATCGCGGACCTGGGCATTGCTGGCCTGCCGGCGGATCTCCGCATCGGTAAACGAAGTGAGCATTGTCTGGGTCATGCGGCGGCCTTGGTTTGAGGTTGAAGTAGGTAGGCCCTGATGGCCTCAATGGCGTCGACGTGCCCACGGCAAACGATGGCCAGGTAACCCTGACCGGTCAGCGCCTGCAGGTATGCGTCCTGGGCCGGGGAGACGGCGGCGTCATACGGCGCCCGGGCCTTGAATTCGATGTACAGCCCGAAGTAGCCGCCGCGCGCCATGGGCAGCACCAGGTCTGGAACGCCAGCCTTCACGCCCTGCTCTTTCAGCTTGACCGCCACCAGCTTGTGCCGGTGCCCACCGTTCGGGACGTGGTAGATCAGCTTCGCGGCGGCGGGATAACGCAGGCTGATCTCCTTGATCAGGGCGGCCTGCTCCAGCCCCTCGCGGTCGATTGACTTGGCGCGCACTGGCTTGGCGCTGAAAGCCTTCGGGCTGAACGGCTTCAAAGCTTCACCTTCCCTTCGCGAATGAGGATGTCCTGGGTGCGCATGACGCCCTCGGCCAGGAACAAACGGATCTCGTACTTGGTCAGCTCGCCAGGTGCGCGCAGGCGCCCGTCGGCGATGTCGTGGCAGTAACCGCAGGCCCAGGCTGCCTGGAAGTCGTTGGGCTTCATGCCCATGCCGCAGGTGCCTGCCAACCGATAGTGCGCCAGCACCGTGGTGGACGGCTCGCAAGAGCACCCAGGGAATCGGACCTGGCACTCTCGATCCCGGGCGGCGGCGGTGAGTCTGCTCATCGTGAACCACCTGCAAGCGCCGCGCGAAGTTCGGCGATAGCGCCCTTGCCGACCTCTGGGGTGATTCGCCCGTCGACCTTTGCGGGAAGCGCCTTGGGCATTGGCTGAAGCGGCAATCCATCGAGCAAGCGCCGAATGGTGATCGTGTAGTTCCGGTCGAACAGCTTGAGGCTGAGCGCAGCATCGAGTTTGTTCAGGCTCTCGAAACCGCATTCTTTGGCCGCGTGCCAGACAGCGTCGTGCGACCACCGGCCCTGCCCCGCCATGCTTGGATGGGCGTTTCGAACAGCTTCACGGTGTGCAGCCGCCAGCGGAGGAAGCCCGAGCATTTCCGGGGTTGGCTTGCACCACTCGATGAACTGTCCAGGGCTGGGGATGAAATCAGATACCTGCTTGCGAGCCTTGATCATGCCGAATTCAATCTGCCCCTGAGTGCGGATGCCTTCATCGAGGAACGCCTGCATCCACTGGACCTTGGCGGCGCGGTAGGTCTCCTTGTCCGGCCACGCCTGCCGCCAGGCCGAACGAATCAGTCGCAGTTCGGTGAACAGGTCGTTGATTGCCACGGCCATCTGGCGGCGACCTTCGTCCTGGGGAGCCTGAATCTCGTCCTTCGGGATAAACTCGCCGGCGGCGGGGTTGGCCCAAAGGCCCTGGGTTACTGCGGCGACCTGTTTCATCACGATTGCACCCCGTTCTGCCAGTCAATGCTGTCGTCATCAAAATCGGAAGCGGCCGGGGGCTTCTGGCGGATAGGGGTGACGTTGTTGGCTGCCGCACGGACCTTGTCGTTGTTGACCCACTTGACCAGCATGCTGACCCACTCAGCCTGGGTATTGACCTGCCCTTGAGGCTCGTAATGAGCGGTAAAGGCTACGCGCACCTCCTCGGTGAACAGGTCGCGGGCCAGCCCACGGTGGAATGCGTAGGTGGTGAGCAGCTTTTCGTCAGGCACCCAGTCGAGGGTCATCTCGCTGGGCATACGAGGGTCGACAGGCTCACGCGCAGAGAGAGGGTCTTTATTCTTCTCTACATCTTCTTTAGGTAACGCGCCGCTAACGTTCGCAGCGTTACCTTTTGCGTTACCGGCTTTGTGGTTTGCCACCCGTTTAGCCGTGAGAAGCCTGTTTTTAGCGGTCTTGCCGTTATGCCGGTCAAAATGCGGAAGGCTTATCACCCCTTCCGCTTCGAGCATCCAATCGACAGATTTCATGTGCTCGCAGAAACCGGTAACGCCCACCAGACGGTCGAGTAACTTTTTACTAACGCTCGGAGCGTTACCGTTTTCGGTTTGCTGATCGAACCAACCCCATACACGCATCAGCTTGCCGACCACAGCATCTGGGTCGATGTCAGCCAGGTCCGCGATCTGGCAAACCTCGGGTTTATCCAGGGTGGTGAGTTCGAATTTGATCCAATCGCCGGCCATTACGCGGCCTCCTGCAGTAGTTCAGCGAGGCGTGTGAGCCCCTTTGGAGTGATCATTGGGTCGAAGGCAGCGCGATCGATACCGGTCTCGGGATCGGGTTTCAACGCAGTGACCTTATGGGTCATGAACCCGGAGGTTATGCGGGGCTGGTATGCGACCCAGCGCTTGCAGCCGTGGCGGCGGAATATCCAGCGGTGCTGTTCAAGCCAGGCGAAGAGTCGAGACGGGGCTACACCAAGTTGCTTGGCGGCATCAGTGATGCAGATAGCCCCGCCGGCGGCGGCAAGCCGCTTGATGGCGGCCACCTTGGGCGCCTGATCTGAAACCAATCGCTGAAGCTCTCCGTTTCTGTCGGCGAGATCGGCGGCCAGGCGCAGCGCTTCTGGCAGGGACTGAGGAATTTCGACGTGTCGTGACACGCTTTCAAGTTCGTGCAAACGTGTCACGACACGATGACGAAGGGGGACGCTGTAGCCGGTCAGCAGCGTCATGACGAGGTCCGGAGGAAGCAGATACTCGGTTTGCTTGCGATTCGAGGCGTCGAGATAGATGCATCCAAATTTGGATGCATCTAAATTCAGCTCCGCCAAGTTGTGCTTGATATCGCGCACCACGTGGTGATGCTGCTTTCCGGTTAGATCGGCGACCTCCCGGCTCGACATCGTTACGGTATTGCTTGGAGCGACGAGTGTGTTCATAATGGCCCCACGAAATGTTTCTGTTGTTGAAAGGACCGCCCTGCCAGGCGGTTTTTTTATGCCTGAGATTCAGGCCGCCTTCAGCGATTCGCGCAGGATGTGCAACGCATCGATGGCTTCCTGAATAGCTTTCTCGCCCTGGGCTTTTTCGTGCTGGCTGATGTGGTTGTCAGCAGCCGCGTCGAAGATCAAGCGACCAACGTCACCGCACTCGGCGGACAGATGGCCCAGGGCAACCATCAATGGCTTGGCTGCCGGCTTCTCGCGGGCAACCAGGTCGTAGCCAAACTTGTCAGCGAGTGAAATCAGCGCGCGCATGTCGCCGGTGTGCAGCAGAACGCCAAACAGATGCTCAATGGTCAGGTGGTGGGCCGAGTTATCCGGGTTCGAGCGCTGCAGCAGGCTCACGTGCGAGAGGCACATCTTCCCGGCCAACTCTTCTGCCCCACTTTCCTTGATGGTGGTGTGGCAAGCCCTCAAGAAATCTTCCATTCGTAAAACCTCAAATTTGTTTCCGTGGTAGCGGCCGCCAGGTTCGGCGATCATTCGCTTAATGGAGTGGCACACAGGGATTTTTCTTAGCTGGCGAGGCGCTGGCTCTGCGAAGGAAAAGCCCTGACCTCTTCTGCTGTACAAATCCCATTCGGGTGAGGAGTGACGTAGATGTCGCGACCAATACGAATGGCTTTACTGATGGCGCCCTGCGTCATTCCCAGTAGGGCGGCTGCCTCGCTCTGGCCAAGCCATCGGGCAAAATCAGTTATGTGAATTCGGTTCATAGGAGTTATCTCCGCGGCTCTTCATGCCGCGATATTACCTATGGCATTTTTAAAAGTAAATGCCATTGGCATTTGGAAAGAATTACCAGCGGGAATAAGATTCGCGGATGACGAAGAAAGCCCTAGATCCAGCACGGAAAGCCGAAAGCGATAAGCTCAAGGCGATATTCAATTCAAAGAAGCGCGGCCTCGGCTTGACGCAAGAAAAGCTTGCGCACGCTCTGGATATAAATCAAAGCTCTGTCAGTCACTACTTGAACGGAGTGAATCCGCTTAACGCACAGGCGGCGGCCTCTTTTGCGAAGACACTTGGCGTAGATGTGGGCGATTTCAGCCCTAGGCTAGCAAAGGAAATCGCGAAGATGGCTGGAGGCGTAAAGCCGTTGCAGTCTGTAGGATTTGATTCGAACGTCGAATCTGCCATGGGCCCATCACGCTACTATGAATACCCAGAGATAAGCTGGGTTCAAGCTGGTGTTGCAGCTGAGGCAATGGATCTGTTTAGCGTAGGCGACTTTGAGGCAATGCACCCATCCGATGCTTGGGCGGGGCCTAATGGCTTCTGGCTCAAGGTTAA